CTGGTGTCCAATATGGTATCGGTTCTGACATCGTTCTTTACACCTAATAATTAATCGTCTAATATGGGGGTGCTAAACCCACCCCCTTTTTAATACTTATAATATGGCTTGTGATTTAACTGGCGGAAGATTAAGACCTTGTAAAGATGCCGTTGGTGGTATTAAGAAAATTCACTTTGTTGACTTTGGTGATTTAGGTTCGCTAACATTTGGTAGTAGCGATGAAATCACTGATATGACAGGAACTTTCACTTACCACTCTTACGATGTCAAAGGTAATTCTTCCCTTGAAACTAACATTACGTCTTCTCTTGAGAACGGAACTACATTCTTCGAGCAAGTCGTAAATATGACCTTATTCAAACTGACTAAAGAGGATAACAAAGAATTGAAGTTGATGGCTTATGGTCGCCCTCACGTTGTTGTACAAACATTCGATGATAAGTTCTTATTAGTTGGTGCTGAGAATGGTGCTGATGTTACTGGTGGTACTGCGGTTACTGGTACTGCTATGGGTGATTTGAACGGATATACACTTACATTAACTGCAAACGAGCTTCGTATGCCTTCATTCGTTGATGGTGGTACTGACGCAGACCCATTTGCAGGTATGTCAAGTGCTACTGCTTCTGAGTCTACTCAAAGAGACCCTTCATAAATTTAATAGGGTTATAAATCTGATAGGGGGTGTTTTACATCCCCTATTTTTTTATACAATGAAAACAAAAAGTGCTGTTTTTATTATTTTAGTATGCACGTCTTAACTACATCTAATAGCACACAAGTGCTGAAAGTTATACCAAGAAGACAGAACAATGGAGTTGTTACAATGACTCTGATTGACAAGTCAACTAACAGAGAGTCTAACTACGTCTCTGAGTATTATTGGCACACAACAGACTTTTACTTTAATGAATTAGACGTAAACTGGAATCAAGACCCAGATTTCGTGTTTGCATATGCCGATGTATTTTCAACTATAACATCGGTGTTCTATTTAAAAGAAGGTACATTTTACACAATTAAATTAAGTGATATTGACGGAGAATTATACGAAGGTATGATATTCTGTACAGACCAAACGGATTACGATAAGTATGACCCTAATAAAAACGATTATGTAATAGAGTCAACTTATAACAACGAATATGTTATATTATGAGTAAGTCGAGAAGAAACACAAATAGAAGAGTTAAACCTCAAGTAAAGAACGGTAAAATACATATCGTAAACCTTGAGTCTTACTCACGCCCAGACATAAAAGAATACAGTAATCAAGACTGGGTTTCTTATGGCGATGATAACAACTACTTTGAGTACCTAATTGATAGGTATAATGGTTCGCCAACAAACAACGCTGCAATCAACGGTATTGCGGAAATGATTTACGGTAAAGGACTTGATGCTACTGATGGCGATAATAATCAAAGTCAGTATGATGAGATGAAAGAACTATTTACTAAAGATTGTATGAAGAAGATATGCTATGACTACAAAATGATGGGTCAAGCTGCACTTCAAATCATATACACCAAAGACAGAAAAAAGATTGCTCAAGTTGAGCATATGCCTGTAGAAACACTTAGAGCTGAGAAGTGCAATTCAAAAGGCGAGATAGAGGCTTACTTCTACCATTCTAATTGGGAGGAATATAAGCAATCTGATAAGCTAAAGAGAATACCTGCATTTGGTTTCTCTAAGTCGCCACTTGAGATACTATATATCAAGCCTTATCGTGCTGGTTACAAATACTATTCGCCAGTAGATTATCAGGGTGGTTTACAGTATGCAGAGCTGGAAGAAGAGATTGCAAACTATCATATCAATAACATTCAAAATGGACTTGCTCCATCTATGCTTATTAACTTCAATAATGGAGTTCCAGCAGAAGAGCAAAGAGAAATGATTGAAAGAAGTATCGTAGAGAAGTTTAGCGGTAGTTCTAACGCAGGTAGATTTATCTTGGCGTTTAACGACTCTAAAGAACTTGCAGCTACAATAGACCCTGTACAGTTATCTGACGCTCATCAGCAGTATCAATTCCTGTCTGATGAATCTATGAGAAAGGTAATGGTATCGCACAGAATCGTCTCTCCTATGCTCGTTGGTATAAAAGACTCTACTGGGCTTGGAAACAACGCAGAAGAGCTCCAAACGGCTTCTGTACTTATGGATAACACTGTTATTCGCCCTATGCAAGTAACAATCTTAGATGAGCTTGAGAAAGTCCTTATGTATAACGGAATTGAATTAGATATATACTTTAAGACATTACAACCACTTGAGTTCACTGATTTAACTAACGCCATATCTGAAAGTGAAATAGAAAAAGAGACTGGTGTCAAAAGAGACCAAGTTGATGAAGAACCTCAAATAGAAGAAGAAGACTAATATGGCAACTGCATTATTCATAAAGAGAGCTGACCTTATAAAGAACACTGCGATGAGTGGTTCGGTAGACACCGATAAATTCATTCAGTTCATCAAGATAGCACAAGAGATTCACGTTAGGAATTATATGGGCACTGACTTATATGATAAGATTAGTCAAGATATTATTGACGGCAATCTAACAGGTGATTACCTAAATCTTGTAAATGATTATATTCAACCTATGCTTATTCATTTTGCTATGGCAGAATACTTGCCATTTGCAGCATATACAATCGCTAATGGTGGCGTATATAAGCATAATTCTGAGAATAGCTCAATCGCTAACAAAGAAGAGGTTGATTTATTAATTAGTAGAGAGAGAGATTATGCTGAGTATTATACTCAAAGATTTATAGATTATATGAGCTTTAATGCAAATTCTAAGTTTCCAGAGTATTACACGAATAGCAATGAAGATATTTACCCAGACAAAGACGCATTATTTCACGGATGGAATCTATAAGCAAGTATAAACCTAAAAAGGAAAACGTAATTAAGTTAAAAGAATACTTAAACAAAGAATCGAAAGTAAATAAGAAAGACCTATTAAAAACAAAATAAATGGCAAGTTTAACTAATCAGAAAATAAAAGATACTTACGAAGGGCTGTTGAAGACTTCGGATAATGAAGCTATTGACGGTGCTGTAGAAATTACTGATGGTGCTGGTAATTCAACTGGCGTTACACTTAGTAATGATGGTCAGGTAACTGCAACAGGAACTGTATCTTTCGGCTCTCTCAAAGACACAGGAGAAGATATCACTGTAACTAAATTTGTAGACGAAGCAGACGGAATAGGTAATAACGATAACGACACTACAGTCCCAACAAGTGCTGCGGTAAAAGACTACGTTGATACAAATGTTACAGCTCAAGACTTAGACTTTCAAGGAGACAGTGGAACAGGTGCAGTTGACTTAGATAGCCAAGTATTAGATATAGCTGGAACAGCTAATGAAATAGAAACTTCTGCGAGTGGTCAAACACTTACTGTAGGATTGGTTGATTCGCCAACAGTATCAGGAACTGTTACAGCAGGTACTTTAACTGATGGTACTGCTACACTAACTGGAGGAACTTTAACTGGTAGTGTAACAGGAGATGTAACGGGAGACTTGACAGGAGACGTTACAGGAGATGTAACAGGAGACGTTACAGGTAACGTGACTGGTAATTTAACAGGTAATGTGACAGGTAACGTCACAGGAGATATTACAGGAGATGTCGCAGGTGATTTGACTGGAAATGTAACTGGGAACGTAACTGGTAATGTCACAGGAAATATCACTGGAAACGTAACTGGAGATTTAACAGGTGATGTAACTGGTGATGTAACAGGAGATTTAACTGGTAATGTTACAGGAAATACTACAGGGACTGTCACGGCTACTTCAGTTCTTGCTGATGGCGTTACAGCTACAACTCAATCATTAAACGACAATAGCACTAAAGTGGCTACAACTGCTTATGTAGACGCTCAGGTTACTGCTGAAGACTTAGATATTACTGATGGAACTACAACCTCCTCAGTTGACTTAGACTCTCAGACATTAACTATTGAAGGTACTGCAAATGAAGTAGAGGTAAGTTTAACAGACCAATCATTCACAGTAGGACTACCAAGCTCTATCACCACAAATGTCACTGGCAATCTAACAGGCAATGTTACTGGTGATGTCACAGGTGACGTAACAGGTGATTTGACTGGAAACGTCACTGGAAATGTCACTGGAGATTTAACGGGTGACACTACGGGAAATTTAACAGGAAATGTAACTGGTAATGTCACTGGTGATGTAACTGGCGACCTTACGGGCAACGTAACGGGCAACGTAACGGGGAATGTAACTGGAAACTTAACAGGAAACGTAACGGGCGACGTAACAGGTGACGTAACAGGAAACTTGACAGGCAATGTTACAGGGGATGTAACAGGCGATGTTACAGGCAACGCAGATACAGCAAGTGCTTTAGAAACAGCTCGTACAATATCACTAAGTGGAGACGTTTCAGGGTCGGTATCTTTTGATGGTAGTGCAAACGCAGACATTACAGCTACAATACAAGCTAACTCTGTTACTTTAGGTATAGACACCACAGGCGATTATGTAGAAAGTTTAGGTACAGGCACAGGGGTTACAATAGGTAGCAATTCAGGAGAAGGTTCGAGTCCTACAATTAGCGTAGACTATGGCTCAACTGCAAACACCGCAGTACAAGGCGACACTTCGCTTACTATTCAGGGTACAGCAAATGAAATTGAGGTTACAGGT